TGGGTGGTGGCCCGACAAGCACAAGGGATGACGAGTATCGAAGCATCCGCCGCGACGAAGCCCAGTGGGCGTTGCAGGCTGCTATTGAGGCAGTGGCCCGAGAGGAGGACGGCAGTGAGTGACGACTGGACGCAAGAGCAACTGCAAGACCACGCTTTCCAGAAGATGCTGGCTGCACCGGCAATGAGTGACGACGCGGACGTGAAGGCGCTGATTGCAGAGGCGCGTGCTGTTGTGCGGGATGACCGTTCGTACAATTTCGTGCCTGAGCCAAGATTGTTGCTTGATTTGGCGGATGCTCTCGAAGCGGTGTCTGCCCGCCCTCTGGTGGCAGACGAACAGCGCGTGCTGGACGAACTCCTGACGGGCGACTACTACCGCGCCGCAGACCAAGGCGACTCAGTCATGCTGATCGGGGCCGTGCTGGAAGCCGCTCGCAATGCGGGGGCGCTGATGGCAGACCGGGAAGCGGTGCAGTCAGTAATCGACAACACGTTGGCGCGGCGCGAGAACTGGGAAATGGAATCCGGAGCCGGTCTAACGCTTGGCGCAACAAGCCGCATCACCAATGCCCTGTTCGCGTCGGGTGTCATCCAGTCGAAGGGTGACGCGCAAGCCGAAGCACTCGAAGAAGTGGCGGGGCGCATCGAAGCCTCGCGCTATGGACTGCCGTTGCCGGTTTCGCAGATCACGTCCATTCTCCGCGCTCGCGCCGCCGCGTACCGCACCCCATCATCATCGACCGAAAGGAACTAATGATGGCGCGATCGATCTACCGAGGTTGGCCCGATCAGCAGCTCGCCGACGAGCTGTTCGCGATGCGGCGCGCGGTCGAGGAGCATCCCGAGGATGCGCAGCGGTGGGCGCAGCGCCTCGCCGCTGCCGAGCGTGAGGCCAGCAAGCGTCGCCCACGCCGACCGAAGCGATACCAGGAGCCGCTCGGCCAGCGCATCGCCACCATGCTCGTCGGAGACCGAGACCAGGACGCTCGGTGGGTGGACTGGGAACCCGGCGCGCGCCTGGTGGTGGTCGACGACATGGGCCACCTGTGGGGGTGCGGCCCTGATGACCGCGCGCACCGGCTGAACGTGTTCCGCCGAGGGCACCTGGCGTGCATTGTGCGCACTCGTCGCTCGGGAGTGTTCATCGCGACGGAGTGGGAGTATCCCGAGGACGATGCATCACCGAGCGCCGAGGTGACCGACCGATGACCGCCTACGCGTTCGGCGGCTATGTGGCCGTGTGTTGCGATGGCACCGAGTGTCGGAACGCCGTTCGTGTCGCTGGCACCGAGTCCGTGCGCCGGGCGCGACGCGATGCGACCGCCAAGGGCTATCGATATCTCGAAGGGCGGGACTGGTGCCCGAGCCATGAGCCTGCCCCCGCATCACCGACCGAAGGGAACGACCGTGGCTGACGGGCTTGACTGGCTGCTGAATCGGGCGGGTATTGACCAGGCGCTTATCGCGCACATGTGGCATTTGGACGACGACGAGCCCGATCCCGATTGCCTTGAGTGCACCCCTGCATCACCGAACTCCGAGGAGGGCGACCGTGGCTGAGCACACCCTGTCGATCGAGGTGAGCCGGAATGGCGCACGCCCTGTGTTCGAGTGCCATGCAAGTGACACCGACGACGTCGAGACGTCGCCCTGTCGGTGGTACTGCACACGCAAATCCTGCGAGGAGGGCTGCATGTGCCCCGATCGGAGGCGATGGACACAGCACCTCGACTACTGCCGCTTCATCGAGGGCTGGTTTGACGACGACCCGTGGGCTCTGTACGACGGTCGGCCCTCCCTGATCGGCATGGTGCCCGCCTACTTCGCCTGGGATGGCGAGAGCTATGTGTGGGGATTCCACCCGGCCTCTGCATCGCATGTTTCTGGGGTTGAGAATGAGTGACTTCGAGTTACCGCACTTTTCGTCATGAATGCGATAAACTAGGGTTCGCGCAGTACACGTATGCCTGAAAGCCTCCCACTTGGGGGGCTTTCGGCGTTTGGGGCGCGTAGTCCAATCGGTAGAGACAACAAGCTCAAACCTTGTGTGTTCCCAGTTCGAATCTGGGCGCGCCTACGCTGACACGCCTCCCTGGTGTCACCGGAAGATCTAGAAATTCCACCACGGGCGGCCCGCAGTGCACGCGGGCGGAACGCGGTCGACGTTCCGGTTTTCAACAATCGACCACCAGCGTTCCGCGGTGACCGGAGCGGTGGACCAAGCTAGCACTCTCCCGCCGCTGGGCGGGCAGAGGCCGAACCACTGTCTACACGGTGGATGCGCATTCGGTGTCGTCCCCGACCGGCAGCTCAAGTCGGGGCATCGACTTCTCGAGTGACTTTGCCGATACGTCACCGAGTCGCAGTAGATCGGCTGAGCGGTTGTTCACGGCGGCCCGCCTGGTGAATCCAAGCAAAGCTGCTGTCATTCCGGGGGTGGGTCGCGTCGAACCGCGGCCCACCCCCGCGCCTCAAGGGGGTCTGATGTCTTTCGCAGAAGCGGCAAAAGCCCGCTCGACGTGGAAACCCCGCACCCCCTGCAAGGTGGGTGTGTTCCTTAACACTCTGCCGGCTGACGTGGCGGCTGACATTGAAGCGGCGTTCGCGGACAAGTCGATCACGTCTACGGCGATCGAGGAAGAACTCGCCCACCGTTACCCGCACAGTGATTTGCCGGGACGGTCGAGTGTTGCCCGTCACCGGAGACGGTACGGGCCGTCTGGTGACCGGTGCGCGTGTGGGTGAGTTCACCAATGCGGCTCGAGCACGCACACCAGAGCAGGTCCCTGAGAAGTTTCGGCAGCACGCCGAATGGGACGACAACGGGGGGCAGGGCGCAACTGGTCCCGTCCGAGAGATCATCTCCGACCACCGGCAACTGTTGGCGTTGGCCGGGTTGGACCCGGATGCGTGGCGCATTGTCGGGCGGGTAAGTCAGTGGACAAAAACCCACCACGACCGCGAAGACACGTACAGCTTCTTCTTCCAGTTCGAGCGTGCAACCGCTGGCGAGTCACCGTACGCGGCAGAGCTTGCGTCGCTGATCCGCCCGGTCAAGCCGCTACCCGCGAAGGTCGCCACCGGGCTACCGATGGTTGTCTGTCTGGCAGACGCACAGCTCGGCAAAGACGGCCCGGATGCCGACTCGCATGAGCAGATGGAGTCTCGATTCAAAGACGCTCTGGCTAAGGTCGCCGCGCTGGTGAAGGAACGCAAACCGTCCGCTCTGGTCATCGCAGATAATGGTGACCCCATTGAGGGCATCACCTCGAGCGCACCGAATCAGATTGCGACGAACACGCTTGAACTGCCCGACCAGTTGCGGTTGTGGCAGCGACGACTGACCGAAACGATCCTCACGCTCTCGCAGTACGCCGGACACACGCATGTTGCCGCAGTCCCGTCGAACCACGGCGAGGTCCGCAACCAGGCCGGCAAGGTCGGCTATGCGGACTTCGGGTTGGGTATCGCGCAAACGGTGGAGGAAGCGTTCTCCATGCTCGGGAACCGAACTGATCTGACGTTCCACTATCCCGACTCCAAACATGACGTCATCACGTATGTGGACGTCGCTGAAACGGTTGTGGCGTTCACGCACGGACACCATGCAAAGTCGATAGATCGCGTGCCTCAATGGGTTGCTAACCAGGCCGCGTCGCTTAGGTCGCGTATGCGTGACGCCACAATCGTTTGTCACGGGCACTATCACCAGCCGGGTTATCGGGAGTCTCGAGGTCGGTCGATTGTGTCGTGTTCGATGTTTGATCCGGGTTCGTCGTGGTTTGAAAACTTGACCGGCGAGTTTTCGCGTCCGTCGATTACGACATTCACGATCCGCGATAAGCGGGTCAGCGATCTGCGGTTTATTGAGCCGTAGGAAGTCGAGGATAGACAAGTGAGCGATCAGGGTTGGCCTCCGCCTCCGAAAGTGGAGGAGAAAGCTTTCGTCAATGTTGAAGACATGACTTTGGGCAGCCTGTTCCTTCACCTCTCTAGCCCTGATCGGCGGCGCGCACTGGAGCAGATTCGTCAGGCGGAAGCGCTCGTGTTCAAGCCTGGCGACATTGTCGCGCTGGAGACAAAGCATCCGATCACTGCCGAAGAAGCGCGGCACATTCAAGACGTGTTCGAGGGGCGCGGGCTTGAAGTGGTCATCATCGGACCTGACTTCAAGATCGCGCGGCAGAGAGTGCCCGCCGATGATTGAGGTGCCCGAGGTTGTTGAAGCCGCCGATGAGGTAGAGAAACGCCTCAACCCGCCTACCCCAAGGGAGTGGGCAACCGTCGCCGACCAGTTGGATGACGCAATGCGGCATCGCTTGTCCGAACTGTTCGGAGCGGTCTGATGTGGGTGTGGGTGCCGGACGATTCGACCATTCTCGTCATTCCTTCGCCAGACGCTGACAAGGACGAAGAGTGAACGTCAGCATCCTCATCCCCTACCGTCCCGACGGGGGGCACCGCGACAGGTTGTGGGCATACTGCCGCCAACGATGGCAGAACACTTCCTTCGAGCTCGTCGTGGGGGAGGAAGCCGGCACGGGGCAGTTCAACGCAGCACAAGCGTTCAACAACGCATTCGACAGATCGACTGGTGATGTCGTTGTAACGTTCGGCGCGGATCACTTGCCCGATGTGGAGGCGATAACCGCCGCTGCCGAGATTGCCACGGAAGCGGGGTGGGCTCCGGTGTTCACCGAAACCCGCGAGTACACACCCGACGACACAGAACACATTCTCAACGGGGCCAACCCGAACCTGTTCCCCACCACCCAAATCGCACCGTTCTGCATTGCGATCATCGCCTGCCACCGCTCCGCATGGATACCGTTCGATGAACGCTTCCACGGATGGGGAAGCGAAGACACCGCCTGGCGACTGGCCCTCACCGCCCTACACGGCGAAGCACCCAAACCGGCACCTCGAGCACTACGGGCCCTCTGGCATCCACCCGCATCGAAAGACCATGCGGACGCAAACTTCACCCTCCTCGAAGAGTACGTTCACGCAGCCAACCACGGCACCATGCGCCAACACCTTCAAACGGTAGGTGTCTTGTGAGCCTCTACCCGGCAGTCGGCGGACCCGACGACTTGACTCCCGTACTTGACGAGTGGGAGGCGACACACACGGCCTCCTGCAAAGTCATCGACCTGTTGGACAACGACGAAGCATGACCAACCCGCGCAGCGGCAGACGGTACATGGCTGCCCTCCGCGAGCTCAAAAGCCGAGGCGAAGAACAACCCTGCTGGTCGTGCCGCAAAACCCTGTACGCATCAGCCCCGAAAGGGCACCCGCAATCCATCACCCTCGGCCACTACACGGCTCTCGAAGACGGCGGCGACCTCCTGGACCCCAACAACTACGGACCCCAATGCATGAAGTGTAACTACACAGACGGAGCCAACAGAACCAACCGGAAGCGGCGGGGCGACCCGCGCTCCATCGCCTACAGAAATCCGGCCTACTAAACCCGCCGTAGCAAAATCACCACACAACAACGGAAACCGAACACAGAGCGCAAACAGGCCACGCAATCCGTCGCATTTTTTAGGTTAGACAACGCGCGGAAGACCGCGACTGATCATTTTTCTCCCCCCGTCACGCTGGGCAGGGGGTCGCGCGGAAAGGGGGTGTGGCCGGTGAGCGCCGAGAACCTTGATTTGGTTGCTGAGACTGAACGGGCGATTGCTGCTGCGGACCATTTGACGGATATGGATGCTGGTGCGATTGAGGCGTTGCGTGCGTTGGCTCGGAAGATTCAGGCGTGGGATCGGATTGTTGAGTTCGCTCTTGAGGATGCGGGTGGCGATCGGCCTTCGGTGCCGCAGAACGACAACGTTTCGTTGTCTGCCTACTTGAAGTATTGCGATCAGCTCGGGTTGTCGCCGGCTGGTCGGAAGTCGTTGGATGTGAAGAAGGCGGGGGCTAGTGCCAAGGCTGCAAAGCTCGTCGCTCTCCGTGGGGGCGCTGCGGGGTAGTGAGGTCCCTCGGGTGTTCACTCCGCCGTTGCGGGAGTTGACTCCTGAGACTTCTAAGGGTTTCGCGTGTGTTGAGTTTGCGGAGCAGATTCTTGAGCTCGACTTGTTGCCGTGGCAGCGGTGGTTGCTGGTTCATGCGCTCGAGCTGAACCCGGATGGCACGTATCGGTTCCGCACAGTTGTTCTGTTGGTGGCTCGGCAGAACGGCAAGTCGACGGTGATGTTGGTGCTTGCGTTGTGGCGCATGTATGCGGATGGTGCGCCGTTGGTCATTGGTACGGCGCAGAACTTGGACATCTCGGAGGAGTTGTGGTCTGCCGCGTGTGAGATGGCAGAGACAATTCCCGAGCTGGCGGAGATGATCGAGCACGTCGACAAGACGAACGGGAAAAAGGCTCTCCGGTTGACAACGGGGGAGCGGTACAAGGTTGCGGCCGCGTCCCGCCGTGGTGGTCGCGGATTGTCCGGGGATCTCGTTCTGCTGGATGAGTTGCGTGAGCATCAGACGTGGGATGCGTGGTCGGCGGTTACGAAGACGACGATGGCGCGTGCCAGGGCTCAGGTGTGGGGCGCGTCGAATGCTGGCGACAGGCATTCGGTGGTGCTCCGGCACCTGCGGTTGTTGGCGCATTTGGGCGTGGGCGACCCGGATGGGATCAACGGTTCGGATTCGGCTGGCGCTGAGGCGGTCGATGAGTCGTTGGGGATATTCGAGTGGTCTGCCGCTCCGGGCCGGGATGTTCTTGACCGGGGTGGGTGGGCTGAGGCTAACCCGTCGTTGGGGTACACGATTTCGGAGCGTGCGATAGCAGCGGCTGCGGCCACCGACCCGGAGAACGTGTTTCGTACTGAGGTGCTGTGTCAGTGGGTTGATTCGGTCCGTGAGGGTGCGTTTCCTGCTGGCGTGTGGGAGTCGAACCGGGTTGATGATTTCTACGTTGTGACCGGGTCGCCGGTGGTGGCGGTGGACACTCGGACGGGTATGCGGCAGTCGTACGCGGTTGTCGTGGCTGGCGAGTCTGACGGCATCGACTTGATTGATGTGGCCCGGTACGAGCTGGGTATGGATGCTCAGTGGGCGGATGACTACATCACGTCTGAGGTTGAGGGGATCTGCTCAAGGTTGGGTGTTGATCGGGTTGTGGTGGACAAGTTCGGGGAGAACGCCCACCTGATCCCACGGCTTGAGGATGCCGGTTTGACGGTGACGCAGTTGGACACGTCCGACATGCGTAATGCGTTGGCGGCGTTGACGGATGCTCTTGTGAATGGGCGTGTGAAGCATAAGGGGCAGCAGCCGTTGGATGTGGCTGTTCTTGGTGCGGAGAAGCGTGCGAGCGGTCAGGGGTTTCTGTGGTCGCAGGCGCGGAGTTCGACGGATATCAGTCCGTTGCGTGCGGCGACGGCTGCGTGGTGGGTTTATCAGTCTCGTGATGTCGATTACGACGTTTTGAGTTCGTTCTTCTGAGTGGGGTGTGTATGCGCAGGGAGATTGTGACGACCGCCCTTGAGGTGGGTGGGGCGGCTGCGCTGGTTGGTGGCGTGCTTGTTCTGTTCGGTTTGGGGTGGGCGTTGTTGACCTTCGGGACTCTTGCTATTGGCTTCTCGTGGCTGGTGAGTACAAAGTGAGCGTGCTGTTTCGGCGGTCGGAGTTGAACCCTACGGTTCCTCGGTCGTGGTATTCGCGCACCTCGAGCAAGGCGAGCTCGAAGGCTGCGATGCGGCATTCGGTGGTGTGGGCGGCAAGGCATTTGCGTGCGGATCTGATTTCGTTGATGTCGCCGCAAGTGTTCCGGGATATCGAGGGTGTGCCGTATCGGCAGCCGCGTCCGTTGGTGTTGTCGGAGCCGTGGGAGGTTGCTGACGGTCAGCCGATGTCTATTGGTGAGTGGATGTACTCCACGCAGATGGCGGTTGATGGGTTCGGCAACAACGTCGGCATCATTCACGCGAAGGACGGGTTCGGGATTCCGACGCGGATTGAGCCTGTGGACCCGGAGAAGGTTTCGTATCGGGTGAAGGGTTCTCGCATCAAGGAGTACCGGATTGATGGTTCGGTTGAGGATGCGAAGTGGATTTGGCATGAGCGGCAGCACACCATTCCGGGGTTTCCGGTGGGTTTGTCTCCGATTGCGAATGCGGCTATGGCGTTGTCGTCTGGGTTGTCGGCGCAGGAGTTTGCGTTGTCGTGGTTTCAGAATGGGGCGGTGCCGTCTGCCATTTTGAAGAACGGTGCGAAGATGCTTTCTGCTGAGGAGGCGCAGGAGGCGAAGGCTCGGTTCAAGGCGTCGATGCAGTCTGGTGATGTGTTTGTGACGGGTAAGGATTGGGAGTACAACCCGGTTGCGGTGAAGGCGTCTGAGGCGTCGTTCATTGAGCAGATGCAGTACACGGATGTTGAGTTGGCGCGGTTCTTTGGTGTGCCGGCTGACCTGCTGGACGTGGCAAGCATGAATGCTTCGGCTGTCACGTATGCGTCGATTTCGCAGCGGAACTTGCAGCTGCTTGTGATGAATCTGGGTGGGGCGGTGAAGCGTCGTGAGGATGCTTTGTCGCGTCTTGTTCCTGGTGGTCGGTATGTGAAGTTGAACCGGTCTGCGGTGTTGGCGATGGATGACAAGTCGCGTGCTGATTTGTTCTCGACGTATGTGCAGAACCGGATTATGACGCCCGACCAGGTTCGTGGGATTGAGGATCTGCCGCCGTTGACGGATGCGGATTATGCACAGTTCGATCGGTTGTTTGGGGCGCGGACTCCGAACCAGCCGCAGATTGCAGGGGGTAACTGATGGTGGAGTTCTTGACTCGTGAGGCTGCGGGGGCGGCGCGTCGTGAGGCTGTGGCGCAGCGTACGGATCGTCCGTCGCAGCGTCGGTCGCAGCCGGACGTGGAGGCGCGAGCGGCGATGTCAGCCAGTGCGTCGATGGAGTTCCGTGCGGCGGATGAGGGCCGGTCGACGTTCTACGGTCTGGCGTCTGCGTATGAGCGTGGCTATGTCATGTACGACATGTTTGGGGAGTACACGGAGGTTGTGTCTCCGGGTGCGGGGGCGCGGTCGTTGGCTCGAGCTGACTTGGATGTTCCGTTGGTGTTGCAGCACGATTCGATGCGTCGTATTGCTCGGACGACGAACGGCACTCTCACCCTCCGGGAGACGGACTTGGGCCTCGAGGTGGAAGCCCCGAACTTGGACGAGTCGGATGCGGACGTGGCGTACATTGCGCCGAAGATTCGCGCTGGCCTGATTGATGAGATGTCGTTCATGTTCCGCATTGTGCGGGGGTCGTGGTCGCCGGACTACACCGAGTACCGGATTGACGAGTACGACATTCATCGTGGCGATGTCGCCATTGTCGGTTACGGGGCGAACCCGTACACCGCTACTGAGCTTCGCGCAGCACCTGCTGTGCGGACGGGTCGGGATTTGATCTCCGCTGGGGACACTCGACTCATTCGCCTCTAACGAGGCACACCTAGTACGACCGCGCTCGCGCAACAACCCACGCTCTGAGGACTGATGGGTGGCCCGACTGACCGGACGACTGGATACCAATCCATTCATCTATCAGAAGGGGAGTAGTCGCATGGCTACCATCACTGAGATTGTCGCGCGCAAGCGTGGCGAGTTGGACGCGAAGGTTCGCGCCCACAACGAGATCGTCGAGGAGCTCAACGTTCTTCGCGGTCAGGACGCGCCGGATGAGGCGCTCGTGTCGGAGAAGAAGGCCCGCAAGGAAGCCCTGTACTCGGAGATCGACCAGCTGCGTGCTGAGGTTCTCAAGTTCGAGGCTGAGGAGCGTGCTGACGCTGAGGTTGCCCGGTTGCAGGCGACTGCCGGTGAGGTTCGCGCTGAGAAGCGTGAGGAGACCGTGCAGGTTGTCAGCGAGGCGAACCCTGTCTACCGCAAGGACGACAAGGACGTTTCGTACTTCCGTGACATCTTCGAGGTGTCGCGTGGTTCGTCGGAGGCGCGTGAGCGTTTGGCGCGTTCGCAGGAGACTCGTGCAGCTACCACCGTTACGGGTGCGGGTGGCGAGTTCGCTCCCCCGGCGTGGCTCATTGAGGACTTTGTTGCGATTGCGCGCGCTTCGCGTGTGACCGCCGACCTGGTCAACAACGCTGAGCTGCCCGAGGGTATCTCGTCGGTGAACCTGCCGAAGATCACCGCGAACACCGACCCGGCTGTTGTGCAGACGCAGAACACCACCATCACGGAGGCGTCGTTCACGACCACTTCGGTGTCGTCGGGCATCACGGAGATTTCCGGCAAGCAGACCGTTTCGCTTGCGCTGCTGCGTCAGTCGGGTATCCCGATTGACCAGGTGATCCTGTCGGATCTGGCGCAGGGTTACGCGGTCGCCCTGGACCAGCAGGTCATCAACGGGTCGAACGCGAACGGTCAGCTTCGTGGTCTCATCACCGCAGGTACGACGGTTACGTACACGTCTTCGGCTCCTGCTGTGGTTTCCACTACGGCGGCGAACTCGTTCTACAACAAGATCCTGTCGGCTCAGTCCACGATGAACTCGACCCGGTTCCTGCCGGCTGATGCAATCGTGATGCACCCGCGTCGTTGGTCGTGGGTGCTGTCGGCTCTGGATTCGCAGAACCGTCCGCTGGTCACCCCGAACGGCAACGCTTACAACCAGGTTGCTGTTTCGGGCGCTCAGGTGTCGGAGGGTTTCGCGGGCGAGATGCTGGGTCTGCCCGTGTATGTGGACCCGAACATTCCCACCAACCGTGGTGCTTCGACCAACCAGGACGTTGTGTTCGTTCTGCGCACGTCGGACCTGTGGCTGTGGGAGTCGGCTGTTGAGACGGCCAGCTTCGACGCGACGCTTGCGGCGCAGAACTCGATTCTGTTCCGCGTGCTCGGGTTCGCGGCGTTCATCCCGCACCGCCACCAGGCGAGCGTTCAGGTGATCGACGGAACCGGTTTGACGGCTCCGAGCTTCGCCTAGCAGTACCCCTGCCGGGGGGTGTGTCCACGACGCCCCCCGGCAGGTTCCTCGTGGATTCGTGGTGGAGGAAGTGTGAAGTCTGCTGACCGTGTCACGTTCTCGTGGATTGACCCCGGCTTGGTTGAGGGGGCGTTCACAACGTCGTTGGTGGAGTTGTTTCGAGCTCGCCACAACAAGTTGGACGGCATCATCCGCATTGAGGGTGGGTTGTTGTCGCGGCAACGCAACGAAGTGGTGAAGACGTTCCTGGATCACACGTCGGCAGCGTGGCTGCTGATGGTTGATTCGGACGAACGCATGAGCGTGGAAGCGTTCGACAAATTGGTGGCGGCAGCGCACGAGAAGGAACGCCCCGTCGTTGCGGGCTTGTACTTCGGGACGTTGCCGAACCCTAACGGATTGTTGCCGACTCCGATCCCGCACTTCTACCGGAGGGCGGACGACGGGGTAATGGTGAAGCCCATCATTGACTACCCGCACGACACGCTCATTGAGATTGACGCAGCCGGTACCGGATGTCTGCTCGTACATCGTTCGGTGCTGGAGAAGATTCGGGAGCACGCGGACCCGTCTGAGGGGGATGCGTGGTGTTGGTTCCGCGACCTTCCCTTTGAGGGGAACTGGTTGGGGGAGGACTTGTACTTCTGTCGGCGTGTGCGCGCTTTGGGGTTTCCGATTTGGGGGCATACGGGTGCGGTGTTGCCGCATCGTCGCCGGTACTGGTTGGACGACCGTCAGCATGAGGCGGTCCGTCAGGTGAGGAGGGACGCTGATGCGTGACGAGGTGACGGAGAAGTTGGGTCGTGAGGTTGCGGCTGAGGCTCGGAAGGCGGCGGCGGAAGCGGCTGATCTTGTGATGCGTGGTGACGAGCGTGGCTATGTGAAGCGGGACTCCGATGACGATCACTGATGGGTTGATCACGCTTGCAGAGGCGCGTGCTTCTCTCGGATTTACAACGGCGAACACTGCCTACGACTCGGACATTGAGACGTACATTGAGGCAGCCACGCCAGTGATTGAGAACATCACCGGACCGCTGTTGGAGAAGCAGCGCACGTTCGCGTTCGACGGCGGGGTGGAGAAGATCGTTCTGCCGGTGCCGTTCTCGAGTGTTGTTTCGGTAACGGAGAACGGTGCAACGGTCACGGACTATGTTGCCGACCCGGATAAGGGCATCATCACCGCAGGGACGACTTTGGCCCCGGATGTGTTCGAGCCGGGCGTGGACAACATTGTCGTTGTCGTGAACGTCGGCAGTGCGACGGTGCCAGCAAATGTGAAGTTGGCGGCGCGTGAGCTGGTCCGGTTTTGGTGGCAGCAGGGCCGTCAGGCGAACATTCCTGCGTTCGGTGAGGCTCCCGAGTCGGGCAGTGTGCCGATGGGTTTTGCGGTGCCGAAGCGGGTCTATGAACTGCTCGAGCCGGACACTCGGTTGGCTGGGTTCGCCTGATGGGTTCTTCGACTGATGCGCGCGAGTTCCGGAAGGCGATCTTCGACCGGTGCGTGATCTTGTACGCGGCAGATGTGGACCCGTACACGCGCGTCGTCCGAGGCTTGCCGGCGTTCGCTGACGCGCAGGACAACGTGTGTGTCGGTGTGGTCACGTCCAACCAGGAAGCGATCACGTTGAGTACGCAGAGGTCGCGTGAAGAGATTTTGACGTGTGAGGTGACGTTCTATTCGTTCCGGTTCGGTGGGGACGAGATGGAAGAAGTTGTCGAGGGTCGGGCGTGGGAAATGTTGGACGAGCTCGCCCAATACGTGCGAGTCACCGACACCACCCTCGGGGGAGTGGTGCGGCAGTGCTTCCTGACTGATGTTGCGTCGGACGCTGCAACAGACCCGGACGTGCTGGCTAAGGGGCGGATGCATGTCATTACTGCGACGTTCACTGCTGAAAACCGTGTGAGGAGTTGACCGTGAAGTTCAAGAACGTGTCCCCGTTGGGGGATCTCGAGGTGCCCGTGTTGGGGCGTGTTGT